AAAGATAATTCAAAGGAATTGGGAAAAATGTTGGGTGAATCTATTCGAAAACACATCAAATCAGAACAGCAAAAGGGCGGACTATTAAATCAAAGCCGTGCCCCAAAAGATTTAGATGTCAGCACCACCACAATTGAACATTGTCGAAAGCGGCTTGTAGATAAAGATGGAATAGTTGAGTCCATACGACCATTAGAATTGAAATGAGATTTCAATAGGATAGTTTTATGAGCAACCAAAAATTTGACTGGCCAAGTGACTTGGACGGTAACTCCAACACTCAGAACTTCAATGTTCTGACTTCAAAGTTTGGCGATGGCTATGAGCAAAATATTTCAGTTGGAATCAATAATCGAAAAGGTCAGTGGACTTATCAAAGAACAGCTCACAAAGCTGAAATTCAAGCGATTAAGGCATTCTTTGATGAGCACAAAGGTGCAGATTCATTTCTGTGGGATTCACCGCTTGATGGCGAGATTCGAGTTAAGACTGATTTGACCTATACACCCGTAAGTTTAGGTGGCCAGATCTGGCGGATCTCAACCACATTCACACAAGTTTTCTACCCTTAAAACTCGACCCTTCCAACAGCACTCAATCGAGTGCTTTTTTTGTGAGAAAAAATTATGGCAAAACAAACAATCATAACGGGTAATAGTGCAAACGACGGCTCAGGTGATCCAGCGCGAACTGCATTTAATAAAGTGAATAGTAATTTTAACGAATTGTACTCAAAGATGGGCGATGGCTCATCATTATTTTCGCCGGTACAGCAAGGAGGTGGAGCAGGCCAATTAGCAAATAAAGTTTTTATTGGATGGGACGGCTCAAAATTAATGGCTCAGGTTGATTCTACAAATTTAGGCACTATACAAACATCAGTCAACAATGATGTGATCTTTGGCGTAGGACAAGCTACACAAGATTTCTCTGCATCCAGATCGATTAACACAAATTATATAAATAACACGGATAAAGCTATACAAGTTGCAATTGTTGGTGGTGACCTTCCGCCGGGTGCTTATTTTATTGCATATGTGAATAATCTAGTTATTGGTGCATTGTCGGTGCAAGCGCAAACAAATAGAGCTTCCCTCAATTTTATAGTACCTGTTGGTTCAAGTTATCGAGTTTCATTAACTAGTGGCAATATTATTACATGGGGAGAAGTGAGATGAAATATTTCAAAAAAAATGATGATTCAGTTTGGGCTTTTGAGTCTGATGGCTCTCAGGATGAATTTATTACTAATGAATTTACATTAATGACCGCTGAAGAAATTGATCGTCATCTAAATCCACAAAAGTACTTCACCGATGCTGAAAAAGCCGCAATTGCTGTACAGCAAAAAATGATTCACGCACAAAGTGAATATGATCGGGTCAGTATTGAAATCACACGTTTGAATGATGCAATTGAAGATGAAGATGGTGATCTTGAAAAGTTAAACGCTGATAAAGCTGTGCTTATTGATTATCGAAAATCTTTGCGGGCATTTCTAAAGTCAGATGGTTTGGGAGAATTACCAGATGAGCCTCAACAGTGATTTTCAAAAGCTGTATGTCGATGGACTGATCACGCTTTATGAACTCGATGCCAGCAGTTTAGGAGCTGGCATTTTACGTTTTCACGGTCATATTTCATATGAAGACTGGCAGAAGATTTATCAGACAGTGGACAGCACAAGCTTCACAGCAGACACAACGCTGATTTCAGCAGATAAACTTTTTGATGTCGGCAGTTCAAAAGTCTGGTATCGGGACATTATCTGGCAGGGTCAAGTGTTTGAGCCTATGGTCATTGAAAGCACAGGCTTTGGTAAAACGACCGATGGTAAAGCTTCGATGCCGACCTTAAGCATGGCAAACAATATCAATGGTGTGCAGGGAGCAGTATCAGCCTATTGCTACCGTTTTGATGACTTTGCAGGTGCAAAGCTTAAAGTCATAACAACGTTGGCTAAGTATTTGGATGCTGAAAATTTCAGTCAAGGTAATCCGACGTCTTCGAGTGACAGTGAAATCCAGATAGCCTACATCGAGCAAAAGACTTCTTCAAATGATGAACAAGTCGTATTTGAACTTTCAAATCCAGTCGATTTCGAAGGTAAGAAAATACCGCTGCGCCAGATCACAAATCTCTGCCATTGGGCATGTACCAATGGTTATCGAGGTGAGCAGTGTGGTTATACAGGCACTGCTATGTTCACTATGAAAGACGAGCCGACTACTGATCCAAGTCAAGATCGTTGTCCAGGGCGAATGCGCTCTTGCCGTTTGCGCTTTGGTGAAAATAAACCCTTGTCGCATGGCGGCTATCCTGCATCAAGTTTAATTGGGTGAGTTATGAAATTATCTGCTGATGTAAAAAAAGCCATATTTGTACATGCGTCAGACGTTTATCCCGAAGAATGCTGTGGCGTGATTATCAATGATCAATACATAGCTTGTCGGAATGTCGCCCCTACGATTTATGACAAGTTGGGGAAAGTAAAGCAGGACAAAACGACAAATTTTGAAATTCATCCTGAAGATTTGGCCAATGCTGAGGACATCGGAGTCATTCAAGCTTATGTTCACTCACATCCTGATGGCACCACCAGGGCAACAGAACTAGATTTGCATCAGATTGAGCTTCACAAAAAGCCATGGTTTATTTGTAGTTTTCCCGATTGGGACATCACTGAGTATCAGCCGTATGGATATACCGCCCCGTTATTGGGGCGAAATTTTTTCCATGGCTGGCAGGATTGTTATTCACTGGTGCTTGATTTTTATCAACGAGAATTAGACATCACATTACCCAATTTCAAACGTGATGATGCTTGGTGGGAAAATAAAGAAAACGTCTCTCTTTATGTTGAAAATTATCGTTCAGCGGGTTTCTATCAGGTTGAATCACCTCAATATGGCGACGTATTGATTTGCCGAGTTGGACGTACTGAACATCCAAATCATGCAGTCATTTGGCTGGGTGATCGATGGCACTTTAAAAGTGAAGACACACCTGCATGCGTGGGTAATTCACTGATTTTACATCATATGTATGACGCAAAATCGATACGTGAAGTTTATGGACATGAATGGCAATCGCGCACGGTTTTAATTTTGAGACACAAAGATCATGTTAAAGACGATTAAATTATATGGCGTCCTTGCTGAAAAGTTTGGGCATCAATTTATGCTGGATGTTTCAAGTACACGTGAAGCTGTACGGGCCTTGTCTGTACTGTTACCTGGCTTTGAAAAGTTTATGCTGCATGCACATGAGCGTGGGCTTTGTTTTGCTATTTTTTTTGATGAAGTTAAACAGCATGGATCTCGAAGAAAACAGCCCTATTGCTATGACACCGTTACCAAACGACGTATTACAGGTCGTAATATTGGGAGCAATGAAGTAGATATGGTGACTGAGTCTTCAGTGATCAAGATCGTACCGCGTGTCATGGGTGCAGGCGGTAGCAATGGCATATTACAAGTGGTCTTGGGTGTTGCGCTCATCGTTGCAGGTTTCTGGACTGGTGGAGCTACAACTAATATTGGAGTAGCATTAATCGGTGCGGGTGCTGGCATGCTGGTCGGTGGTATTGCTCAAATGCTAATGCCATCGGCAGAAACACAGGATCAAAATCAAGATGGCAACCGAGCGAATAAAGGTTTTGGTTCTGCGGTCACGACCATCGCACAGGGTAATCCTGTACCTATATTACGGGGTGAACGTGAAATCGGTGGCTTTATTGCATCTGCGGGGCAATTCACTGAAGACTTAATGTAAAACAATCATATTCACTTTAGGCACTTTGTAGTGCCTTTTTTTATGCATGGATCAGGTATGGACAAAAAAATCATTGGTGCAAAAAAACAGGCCAATCAATCCCGTGCGCCTGTGATTGCGCCAGATTCAGCACAATCGACCACCACAGTTAAAATACTTTATGGCTTATCTGAGGGGGAAATTGAGGGTTTAGCAGATGGGTTAAAGTCGGTCTATCTGGATGATACGCCCGTACAGGACGTAAACGGCAATCCCAATTTTGATAATGTCATTGTCGATTTTCGTGCGGGAACCAACGATCAAGATTATATTGAAGGCTTTCCAGATGTATCCAATGAAATCAATATCAATGTGGAGTTAAAAGAAACGACACCGTGGGTTCGCGCTTTTAGCAATACCGATTTAGATGCAGCACGTGTACGTTTAAAATGGGGTGCATTACGTGTTCAGGATGCAACCACAGGTAATGTGGACGGCATCACCATTCGCTATGCAATTGATCGTCAAACCGATGGTGGCGCGTGGGAAGAAGTGATCAATACCCAAATTTCTGATAAAACCAGTCCTGATTATCAGCGTACCCATCGCATAGAATTACCACGTGCAGACAGCGGTTGGCAAATTCGTGTCCGCAGAATTACACCGAACCAGAATAGCGATTTAGTTTCTGACAATTTGTATGAGACGGCGACCACCG